CTATTTTTATTCTGTTGATTTGCTATAACATTGGCAAGAACAGATGCTCCAGCAGCCAAAGCAGGTCCTGCCAGTGCCTTAATTAAACCAAACTTTCCACCACCACGAACTCTTACGTTTGGTCTTGGTCTTGGTGTTGGATTCACACCACTGAAGTCTGGTTTTACACCAGGACCGGGTCTATATGCGGAAGGATTCTGTTGTGCTCTTTGCCAAGCACTGCCTGGTACATTTCTATTTGCATAATCACCAACATTAACTGTTCTTGGTTTGCTGGATACACCCTGTTTTGCAAAATCTGGTGGCATTTGTGCTCCAGGTCTTTGAGGTTTGGAAGATGTCCTTGCAGATGCTCTTGCAGATTCTCTTTTTTGTCTAAAAGTCTCTGCTTCTGGACCAGTTCTGCCTTTTATAAACTGTTTAAACTCATCATCAGACATTTTAGATAAACGATCCTCCAATTTACCTTCCATAACCATTTCAGTTCTCCAATCAGAGAAACCTTCTTTCTTTGTGCTGTTACCCCAGTTAGCAGCACCAACTTCACGGCACTTGACTAATGCACCAGAGGCATATGCACTTGGCCAAATCTTATAACGGGACTTGACCTTTTTATAACAAGCGTCCTTTTCTTCTGTATTAAAAACTGGCATTTCGGTTTCAAATGCTTTTGGTCCATATTTTGAACCAGCAGATCTCACTCTCTGTCTTGTTGTTGGTGGTTTTGGTTTTGGTTGTGTCATATCTGGTGTGATATTCATTCCAACACTTGGTTTTTGTCCACGAGGAGTATCTCCTTCAAAAACCATTTCACCTTCTGGTTCAAATGATTGCTTATCAAGACCTCTTGCACCAGCACCAAATGCATTTCCACCAAGAGTTGCATTTTGTCTGGCATTATCCAGTGCTTTTTTTGCTTTTGGCTCAAAAACTTTTTTAGCAATAGCAGGTAAAGCCATAATACCAGCACCGATAAGAGCAGCCTTTACTAAACCCTCATCTACTATTTCTTCTTTTACGCAAGAACCTTTTTCTCCAGGAATAGATCCTTTCTTTCTCTTATAACCCTTCCAGCACTTTAGTTCATCGAGTTGTTCTAAATCACTTCTCCAATTGGAGTATGATGCATTTAGTTTCTTTTTTCTTTCGGTTGCCACATTCTTTGCCTTACCCTTTCTATTTGGATTAGGATCTTTTCTTCTTTTTCTTGCTGCTGCGGCATCTTCTTCTTTGTCACTCATGGATGCTGCCATTTTTGATGAACCGCACTTGGGTTTGGTTTTTTGTCCTGGTTGTTTTGCACAGGGTTTTCCTGCGTATTTACCACCAAGTTGAACCCAACCAGGGGTGCCATCAGAAGCGCGACTCTTAGTAAACCAGTCATGCAAAGAATAATCACCACTTTTGTTTGCTTCTTCAAGAGGATTCTCCATGTAACCAGCAGCTGCATCCATATTGTGCTCAGTATCAGTAATCTTTGCCTGAAGCCAAGCTGGAATATTTTTTTCTTTTTTACCTAGTGCTTTACGAAGTGTTTTAATATTTCTCTCAGTTTTTGCTAACTGAGATTGTGCCATCGACACTTCGTGGTCACCCTTTTCTTTTGCTTCAGCAACCCTTACACTAGAACTATTCATTATCTTAGTGTTTTTTGCAGACTCTCTAGCTTTATGTAGAGAATGTAGTCCATGAGTCAACTGATTCTTTATATGTGGTCCATATGCATTTGCAAGTTTTTCTGCGTTTCTTTGTCCCATAGGCATATTCCTCATTTGAGGATTGGGATTTCCTTGATGAAAAATATCGTTATTTTGTTCGTTCACTTTCTTTCTTCCTTGACAATGTGCTCGCTGAGAGAACCCTTTTGGATTATCGCAATCGATGGACCTCCTGTATGCTGCACTCCAACCTTCTGATACTCCTCCGCTATCAGAGCTCCCAGAAGAGTCCCCATTCCCACTTCCATTGCCATTTGTACCATTGCCATTCTTTTTGGTCTCCTCTTCTTCTTTATGCTCGCTATCTTTCATAATACGACCAGTAGACGCCATAAGGTGCCATCCCTTAGGAATCTTCTTACACTTCTCTGAAGTGAAGCAATAGTAATATCCTTTCTTACAGGATTTTTTCGCCATACCTATGCGTCTTGTGACTTATTATTATTTAGAAAACCTTGCTTGAGTAGTTTTGAAAGTTCACTTGTTGATCCTACAAATAATGCATTATTAGTAACATTATTAGTTGTTTGTTTTACCGAATCTTCTTCAAGATCTTTGAGTTTTTTCTGAAGATCTGCTAATTTATCTGTAGTATCAGCAACACTTTTAATTAACTGTCCCGCAACTTCATATGCTCTTGGACTTGCACTCTCACCGGCAAGTTCCATAATCCCATTAATTGCTTCTTGACCTTTTTCTATAAGAGAATATAAGTTTGCGCGGGTATATTCATAATCTTTTTTAATATCAGTTTTTTCAATAGGAATGGGTGGTTTCCTAATCTCTGCTGGTTCCGTTTCAACAATGCTACTCTCAATATTGAGTGCCTTGTCAATAGACTCATAATTATTATCCATGGTAATTAAATATCAGATTGGCGGGTTGGACTATAAGTTTTTCCGTCTGAGAAGAATTGCCATTCTTCATCAAATCCAAAATTATCTCCTGGTTGGAGAAGATCATTATCAGTTGAGTCAATCACCCCATCATTATTTTTATCCTCAAGTGCTTTTGGTGTAACTGTGTATCTTACCTCACGCTTAGCAGTTTGAATATCCGTGCTAGTGTACATATCAACTTGTACCTTACGGATAAGACCATCACTACTATCAGCAATAGGACCGAAGAGATATGTTTTTGCAGTAAACTGTAAAGTATGAATCAGTGCTCTTCTAGTATCAAAACTTCCCTCATAGTCGTCTTGGAAACTCACCGAATCTAAAATGATTGGAACGTCTCTCTTTTCACCAATAGAATCTACTAAATCTAGGGTAAGATTAAAATGTGGTTGAAAATATGGTAAAATCTGCTCTATGATTTGTAGAGAATCGTCATTTAATTTGGAAAGAATATTTAATTCAAATCCAATATTATATGGAACTGGCATAAAGACTTTCTTTACTTTACTGCCGTCATCACAAGTTTTAAATGTTTGTATTAAACTCGTCTTTCTTGTTGAGTCATACTGAATAGATGTCATCTCAAATGACATTCTTGGCATAGTAATCTGAATCGGTTTATTTAACTCAGATTGTTGTGTAATTTTTGCTAGAAATTTTTGAACAGGACCGTATGCCAGTGGTACTTTCATATCACTAACACTATTCCCATCACCATCTGCATGGCGAATATGTATATCATTAAATAATGTTCCAAACGATATGATCGTTTTTCTAATTATTTCGTGATAATAATATTTTCCTAACATTAATAAGTACCAAATGGATTTGATTCAGTGAAATCTAGGAGATCATCTCCCAGTTTTTCAAATTCATCGTTTTCAGTGTATTTATCATAAATATCATCCTGCGTATAAGTTAAGACGGGATAAGACGCTCCAGAAGTCTTACCAATGACACTCTCGCCTGGATAGAATCCAATTTGAGTGTCTGCTATACCAACATTAGAAATCTTAAGGACCTTAGTATCTTCATCCCATTCTTTGACTCTTGCTTCCAGCATTGATCTGGATCCGATAACAACTTCGTTAAACAGGTAAGTTCCAACTCCAGATAGTGTTTCTGGATCTGCAATGGTAACGGTTGGGTCAGAACTATATCCTCTACCTGGATCTTTGATGTAGATTGCCTTGACAATCTTATCAGATCCGTCGTAACCAATAGATGCAATACCAACAGCAGTTTTTGCAATACCACTGCTTGGTGGACCAGAAATAGTTACAATAGGTGTTGTACTGTAACCAACACCACCATCAGTAATTGTAATTCTAATTACACCCTGACCAGAAGTAACAATAGAAGCAGTTGCTGCTGCCCCAACGCCACCTCCACCAGTAATTGTGATTGTCGGTGCAACAGTATATCCAGCACCTGCATTTGTCAGAAGAATCTTATCAATAGAAGTTACTCCACCTCTCGTTGTTAAGAATCCAACTGCAGTTGCATTATCTCCAACTTGACCTGTCGGAGAAGAAGTAATTCCAATTGTTGGAACTGAAGTAAATCCACTACCATCATTGTTTAAATAAATTTCGGAAACATAACCACTTGGAACTGTTCCTGCAATAACTGCCGATGCGGTTGCAGTTCTACCAACACCAATTAATTGGAGTGTAGTAATATATCCTTCATCTTGAATTTGAGTATCGATTTCCTCAATCGTAGTATCAAGAACCTCATCTTCATATTCAAAGAGTTCACATTTGAGTTGATATACGTAATTTTTTCCTAACTGGTAGAAAGGATCTTCATGCTCAACAAATTTAACTTCAAAAAGTCTTTGCCCCAATGGAAAATAAACAAGATCTCCTTCTCTGGGTCTTGTTGGGGTTGGCATTATAGAATCTTCAGTTCCGTCGTCCTGACCTGCCATAAATGGTGCAATAAAATCCTCAAATCTCTCTTTGGAGATTGTAAGAATCAATTCGTCTCTAACACTTACACCAAACTTTGTTAAGATATCTCCAGCACCACCATATCCCTCAAAGGTGTTTACATATGCTTCAATTGCAAAGTTATCATCAAATTTTGAAGTTTGTACCTCTTCAATAATTGTCTTTGTGTTTACATATTTTCTTGGAATATAAGTAACTTCCACACCATGAAACTTCAGGTGTTCATTAATGATATCTTGGACTAATCTCTGCTCAGATGCAGTCCCCTGTAAAAAGAAAGGATTAAGTGCCATTATCCAATAAAGTCGAGAGGTGGAAGTTCATATTCCATTGACATTCTTGATTTAATGTCATTCAATTCCTGTTCTGCTTGCTGATAGATTTCTCCACCATTTAATTCAATTCCTCCAGGAAGTTTGACGCCTCTGAACTTACTTAGGTTTTGTCCCCACTGACGCTTTATGAGAGCGGTCAAATATCTCTTAACAAAACTATCGTTGTAAATCTGTGAGAAAGATCCTGGATCCAATGCTCTATAACACTCAAGAACAATAAAATCATCGACAGTTTGTGCTCCCCAATCAATATCCAAATATAATCTATCTTGTCTCTTATTAAATCTTATTTGTTTATCTGTAGTTAACAGAAAATCAATATCCTCAAGGTATGTCTTGACCATTGAGTATTGTAGTAATTCAACTGAGTTAAAATAGTATAAGTCATTCAGAAATAGTTGATACTTAATACTGAACATTCCACCAGAAATGGAACTAGTATCAAACTTAAATATTCTTTCAACTCCGATTACCGAATCTGGAACTTGAATAAAATTTGAATTTTCGTAAAAGTTAAATGTGGTGGCAGCAATACCTGTGGAAGTTGCTGTAGTAGTTACAATTCCTACTCCAGTTGTACCATTTACGGTATTTGAACCAGCAGTAACAGCACCTATTCCCCTATCAATATCGTCTTGAGTAATTTTATACTTAAGGTACATTTTTTCAACACCATCATAATGACGCTCGTTGAAATATTGAATGGTATCATCAACTAGATCGTCGATTTGATCGTCATCAACGTTAATCTCCAACACTGGAGCACCAAGTTGACGCAAGCAGTAGTCAATTAAACCTTGTCTAGTTGATGGTTTTGCCATATTACTTTGTCTCTAGTTGTGCCTTAAGATTGGCGTTTTCTTCGAGCAGTGCTTCTACTTGTGATTTATAATCTTGAGACAAAGTGCTTAACTTTGCCTCAAGCAGAACGTTTTGATTTGTTAATGTTGCTAATTTGGAATTATAAAGTTTAATAAGAACATTTACATCCACTTCATTTTGTTGTTCCATGTATCAGAAAGTTCCTCCGTCAAGAGTTGAAGTCCAGTGTGGTTTATTAGTATATATGTCGGTGATTGTATTAGGAACTGAAGCAAGATTTGTAATAAATCCGTTCTGACCTTCTCTTCTCAGATTGCTTCCAGTAGTAAATGTACCCTCAATACCAACAAGACTGACTTGTGTTGATCCAGATACACCTTGCTCAACCACACCATATGCACCACTGGTATCTTGTCTAATAATGTCACCAGCAGAAGCAGTAATTGCTACGCTAAGATCAAATGTCTTTTTAGTGATTGCAGTTAAAACTTGCTTTGAAGTGAAAACTGGAGAAGCAACAGCATTTGTAGATCTTTGAAGACCAGTGCTGTCAAAATAGACAACACCACCAGTTGCATAATCACCAGACTGATAGTAAATACCTTTGATATCAAGGAAACCTTTGGTTCCTGCTACAACACTATTGGCAATAGTAGCGTCGGGAACATATACCCATCTTCTGCTATCGTCAGCGTGAGTTCCGTGGTTATCTACTCCAGCAGTACTGGTGGCAATGGAGTCATCCTCCATACCAAAGAATCCAGTTTCATTATCTGCAACGCCACTTCCACTATTGTATGCAAAAGAAATACCTCTATCGGTATTGCTATCGTATGCATGAGTAATTG